CCTCATTTGCTTGCTGGCGCTCGGATTGATCGCACTCAACACCAACGCGGCCGCTCTCACGCGCACGGTCGCGTATTTCACGTCGAACGCGAACTCGCCGACCGGCAGCATGAGTACCGTCCGACTTCAGATAGGGACGTCCCCGAGCGCGTCGGGGGTGTTCGACGTGGCGTCGAATCTGCTGCCCGGCGACTTCCAGGTGAACCTGTTCGACGTGTCGAACAACGGCACCTCGTAATGCGGGCCGTCCTGCTTCTCCTCCAGCGAGGCGATGGGACCCAGCACCTTATTGCCGATCTGCCGGTCCATCCCGTGGTCGAACAGCACGCGCATCCCGGGCAGGTCATCGCGGATCGTGTCCATCGTCGCACCCGGCTGCACCCGCTCCATGAAGTCGCCCTCCAGCCAGGACGACACCCGGTACCAGCGGCCGAACTCACTGAACCGGCCATTCAGCGTCCCCAGCGACCCGTCAACCGCCGGGCCAAGCGCGACCCCCTCCCCCGAGCGGACCACGTCCAGCTCGGGCGCGAAATGCGCCGCGTTGCTCTCGCTGACGGCGACGCCGAACTTCTTGCACGCCGCCATGATGCGGTTCTTCACCTCGGCGAGGGTGACGCCGTTCATCGGGTACTGCGCCGCGTTCTTCGGCATGTTGATGTACGACCAGGCCGCCTTCGCCTTTTCCTTCGTATTTATGGGGTACTTGCCGTTTTTGGGGTCGGCGTAGGCCACGTCGCCGTACGGCTTCGGGGCGCGGTCCTGCTCGCTCACGTGGCCACCTCCGCTGGCGCGCTGCTGATCTCGATGCCGTCCAGCGACTGCGCGACCTTCAGCAGCCGCTCATCGCCGAAGTACTGGACGTGCATCACGACCACGTGGCCGGCCTGCGCGTCGATGACGATCCGCGCGATCCGGTCCGGGTCACGGATGATGCCCGCGTCCGCTAGCGCCTTCGCGAACGCCTCGGACGCGATGACGCGCGGCCGGCCAGCGCGCTCAGTTTCCGCCGCCATTGCTTCCTCAGCCGCCTTTCGCGTTAACGGCCGCTGCCGTCGCTGCCTTCGCCGCCGCGGCGGCCTTGCCCGCCGGGGGAAGCCCGGGCGATCCCGCCCCGGTCGGCTGACTGGGGCTCTCCGCCCCCGGATCGGGCTTGCGCGGGGACTCCGCGCCCGGCTCCCACAGCTGCACCGACACCAGCCCCGTGTGCCGCAGCAGCGTGATGTCCTGCCCGCGGACCGCCGCGACCGACGACTCCGGAGTGAAGCCCTCTTTCACCAGGGAGTTGACCGTGTCCGCCTGCACCCGCATGATGTCCGCGGCGTCCTTCGCGTCCTCCCGCAGGATCGGCATGTCCGTGGCGTCGAACCACAGCTCCGCGTCGGCGGGGACGGTCATGACCGACGCCAGCGACGCCGCCAGGCCCTGCAGCGACGGGAACACCCAGCTGTCCGCGAACAGCCGCCGCGCCGCCGAGAAGTTCCCCGCGTTCAGGCTGCTGCCCGACAGGCCCTCGCTGATCCCCAGCAGCGCCGCCGGCACCCTGCTAAGGACCGACAGCCGCGTCTCCCGCGCCCCCTGCACGCCCTTCAGGTCCAGCTGGTCAAGCCGCGACCCGAGCACCTGCGCGTCCGCGCCCGCCACCAGGTACAGCGTCCGGTAGGCGTTCGCCACCCCCGCGTGGTCCGCCTCCATCGCCGCGACGAGCTCGTCGAACTTCTCGCGGGTCAGCGCCGGGATCCCCTTGACCACCAGGTTCGGGGTCGCCCCGTTCTCGAAGAACCGGACCTGGTGCTCGGTCGCCAGCCGGTCCACCTGCATCTCGCGGATCGCCGGCGTCAGCCACGACATGCCCAGCCCAGTCATCTCCGGGTCCGGCAGCGGCGCCCAGTGCGCCACGTCCGCCGGCAGCAGCAGCCGCGGCTCCCCGTTGCCGATCCCCCGGTTGGAGTACACGTAGCCGAGCAGCTCAGCGTCCAGCGCCCCGGTCGGCCACTCCGGCTCCGATTCCGACCCGTACAGGATCGCCGTCCAGTCCGGGCGCATCACCCGCAGCCGCTCAGGCTGCCGCAGCACGAACGCGTTCCCCGCCAGCCCCGCGTGCCACTCCATCCGGCTGGCCAGGTCACCCGTCGTACCGTTCGGCCACGGCCGCTCCAGCACCGCCAGGTCACTGTTGCTGAACTGCCGCCGCGGCGTCGACCGGTGCCACGGCGGGTTACGGAACGTGAACCGCGCCTGCGACAGGACCAGCGCCCGTACCATCTCCGCGCCGAACGCCGGGGGGCACTGCCGCAGCGCCGCCAGGTACCCCGGCAGCGAATTGGCGATCTCCGCCGCCCGGCTACCCGCCAGCGTCTGGCTCAGCCCCGACAGGCCGCCGAACGGGTACGTCACGCCACCGAAGTTGAACTGCCCCGCCGACGGGATCAGGTACTGGCTGATCCAGTCATCGATGCTATTCCGCGACTCATCCCGGCCGCGCCGCGCCGCGCGGGCGTTCACCCGGTCAAGGACGCCCACAGATGGCCTCCCCGGCCTAGTTAAGGTGCCCGCTGCCCGGCCTTAGCCGCCAGCCAGCCTTCGATGACCGCCGACCCGCACCACGCGACCGCCAGCCAGCCCAGCGCGCATGCCCTGAACGCCACCCAGCCCAGCCCGAACAGCGCCGCGGCGATCACCACCAGGGCAGTGCGCCCCGGGTGCGCCTGCCGGGCACGGTCCTCGATGCGGTCCAGCGGCACCCGGTCAGCCATGCTCAGCGCCATCGGGCTTCTCCTTGCTAACGTTGATGCAGCTACCTGGGCGCGCAAGCGGGTCGACAGCTGTCCTAGGCAAACGGCGGGCGAGGCGAAAGCTGACCCAGGCAGATAACTACCGCCACGATCCGAAGAACGCCGGCGCGGCCACGCCATGCGTCGCGAACCCGTGCCGCGCCAGCGTCACCGCCTCAAGCGGGCTGATGTCAGCCGCCGAGCTCGTCCACGACCACGCCCACAAGTCAGCCAGCGGGCGCGTCCGCGCGCCCTTCACCGCGTCATCCACGGGCTGCTGCCCCAGGTGCCGCCACTGGTCGTTCACCACGTCCAGCGTCAGCGCCCCGCACGCCTGCGCGAACTCCCGCGGCCCAGTCACCTGCAGCCGCCGCTTCCCGGGCGGCACGTCCTTATCGGGCGGCGCCACCGCGAAGCCGTGCTCCTTCAGCTCCTTCTCGAACGCGCCGGCCGCGCCAGCCGGGTTGATCACCAGCACGCACGGGTCCCACGTGGCCGCCAGGTCCAGCACCCGCGGGATCAGCCACCCGGTGCCCGGCCGGTACTCAACCAGCTCGCCGTGCCCCAGGCCGTCAGCGCGGCGGCCGGCCACCGCGATAGCCGCCGACGACCCGTCCGGGGCCACCGCGAACGCCAGCGCCACCCCGCCGGCCACCTGCGACCCGGGATCGGCCCGCAGCTCCCACACGGCAGGATCCAGCCGCCGGATGCCCTCCACGGGGGCGTCATGCCAGCCCATCCGCTCCCGGCCGAACTCCGCAGGCGGCAGCGCACGGCGCTCACCCGCGATGTACCCGGCCGTGATCCGGCCGCGGGCCATCGCCGTGTTCGCCATCGCCCACAGTGCCGGGTCATCGCACCCGCACCCCGCCACCGTCAGCGCGTGGGTACAGCGGTCGCCCGCCGCGCACGCCTGCGACGGCGGCGGCGCGCAGAACTCCGTGTACGCCAGCCGCGGGTCACCGCCCGCCCGCCCCCGCGCCACGATCGCATGCAGGATCCCCGACTCAGCCTGCGCCGCCGACGACCCGTACAGCACCTGCGGGTCCGGCTGCGCCGACAGTGCCGGCAGCAGCGCGCCCATGTGCATCGCCCGCAGCGCGAACCCCTCATCCAGGATCACCTTGCTGCCCGACAGGCCCCGGCCGCCCGCCTTCGTCCGCGTCTTGAAGATCAGCCGCGCGCCCGACAGCAGCTCGATCGCCTCATCGCCGTTGCCCCGGTAAACGTGCTTCACCCGGCGGCGCAGCGCGTCCGAGCCGGTGATCAGCTCATCCAGGTCCCGGAACGCCTCCTTGACCGTGTCCCACTCATGCGCGGACCACACGACCAGGCGCTCATCGGTGACGAACAGCCAGCCCAGCGCCGCCTGCTTCTTCACGCCCGTCTTCAGGTTCTGCCGCGGCGCCACCACCGCGACCTCCATCGCCGCCGACCGGCCACCGTGCCCCCGCGCGAAGATGTCCCCCAGGATCATCTCCTGCTCCGGATCCGGCCCGAACCCGATCGAGGCGCAGAAACCGGCTACCTCCGGCCCCAGCGTCCGCGTGTACGGCGGGACGCTCCGGAACGCCGGCTCAGCCGCCAGCGAGAGCGCGCCTGCGCTCACGCGCCGTCCTCAGCTCATCCTCAACCGGGTCAGCCGCCGGCGCCGCGCGGTCCAGCGCGGACGTCAGCGCCGACCGGTGCTCCCGCACAAGCGCGGCCAGGCCAGCGCCCGTCTCCGCTCCCCCGGCGTCAACCCGGGCCGCCAGCGCCAGCGCGGCCACCCCGGCCGCCGTGGCCTGGCTGCCAGCCTTCTCAAGCTCAGCCAGCGTCGCCGCCAGCAGGCTCGGGACCAGCGGCGCCTCCGCTGCGAGCCGCGCGGCCTCCGGCTTCGGCTGGCGCTGAGCGCGCTTCCGGCACCGGTCAGAGCAGTACAGCGCCGCGACCCGCTTGGCCTCGAACTCAGCCGGGCACACCGCGCACTGCTTACGCACCGTTGATGTCCTCCAAGCGCGTCCCGGGACACGCTGCGTGAAGAGAGAGAAAGGGTGGC